AGCATAGGGGGTGTTACAATATATGATGCATCTGCTGTTGTGCGTAATTGGTTTGCGAAACACCTTTCAGATGATAATGCCGACATTGTTTCTGATGGAGCCTTATTCGTGAGGTTTGTGGTCAAGGGGCTGGGAGGAGTCAACTCCTCATATCAGTTCTTGGCTGTCAATGCAGTGGCGCAGATTGGTGACGATAGTTCACTCGTGGCTCTTGACAGCAAGGCTCTAACCAAGATGCCCGAAATAACTCTCTACGAGGGCTATCCTTTGGATTATTCCGTATTGAGTGGAACATTGCCATTTACTACTCCACTTGGAAATACAAGTGCGATGTCAGTGTGCCGCATTAAGATTGGCGACACAGCATTTAGTACATTGGCAGATAGCGGCAATAATGATATTACAGTTAGCGAATCGACTCTCATCTATTTGGCGAAGAAGATGGGTGTCCGTGTGGTGTCTAAAAATATACCTCCCCAACCATTCTATGTGCGATGGATAAATCAACTCGGTGGCGTGGATTATTATATGTTCTCCACACAGCAAAAAGTGCAAGCAACTGTAAAGAGTAGCAATGCTCATTCTGCGTATGCTCCCGATACGAAGAGTGCCCGGACAAACACAAAAGTTTACAGCATCACGACAGAGAATAAGGTTACTGTCGGTGCCGACAATGTGGCTAACGATGTGTTTAGCGTTTTGTCCCGTCTCCCATTTTCACCGATGATTGAGTGGTATAATGAAGAGTTGAGCAAGTGGATTGCACTCGGCATTTCCAAGTTTGATGGTCAGGAGAACACCAGGAGCAACACGAATAATATCGAGATAACTTTTAACCTTCCAAACATCAACACGCAGTTCTAATGACAGAGCAGATTTACATAAACGGTTGCCTTATGGACCAAAACGAGGGCAAGAGTATATCTCTTGTCTTCCAATCACCATATTTTACTGACATCGACAGCATTGTAAGCAATAGAACATCTTCGGTTGAATTACCCAAAACAGCGAATAATCTTGCTGCCATAGATTATGCCCATTTGGCAAATACCGATAGTTTGTTTGAGTACAACAAGCATAAGGTTATCTACAAGCGTGATGGTGTGCAGTTATTCTCGGGAACCGCTACACTCCTATCTATTACCCCCACATCACTGAAATTCTCGTTTGTATGGGGCAATGTTGGAGTGTTCAAAGCCTTGCTCGATACGAAACTGCGAGACTTGCAGACAGATGATGACTATATCGTATATGACTCATCAGGTGTGAATGCAAGTGCTAATAAAGACTACTTCCCAGACGAGTGGAGAGACCATAGTAAGTGGGGAAATAATGGGGAGAGCATTCAACCTATTATGCCTGTTGCCAAGATTATGGAGCGTATCAAGTCGAAATTCGGCGTGGCGATACACTTCTCTTCGGGGAAACAGCCATTTGATAACTATTACATACCACTTACCTATCGCAATGCAGATGATAGAGGTCGTATGGAGCAAGGTGTAAAGTTTGGTGGTAGTGGTATGGTGTCGCAACAATCGCAAGTCATAAGTGGCTACGGACTCTACTATACTCGCTTAAATAGTGTAGTAGCCGGAGATTTCTATAATGACAATGGTATTATCGACACAAGTGGTTTCGGAAAAATCAAGGTTAAATTCTGCAAAGGGTTTAGCATCTCCCGTCCTCGTCTTCAATCTTGGAGTGCTGGTTTCTGGGTTGGAACAGTCAATGACAATGGTACATATTATCAGCGTATCAAAAGCCCTAAATATACACGCACAACCGATGAATCGGGAAATAACTATATCTATACCATTACAGAAGATTATATCGTAACGCTTGATAAGCAATATAGCAACATTGTTATTGCGGTAAGTGATAGTGGTGGTGAGAGTAAGAAACCTACCATCTTGGCAACCTCGGACATATATGTCTATGATGCGGCATTGGAGGAGTTGGAGTTCGGCAAGGGCTCTCTGTACCCTCTATATAGGAACCTCCCCGATTGGTCGGTTTCTCAGCTGATTAAAAACCTTATGAAGTTGGAGGGAGTGTTTGCGTATTCGAGTGGCGATACAACCATAAATTTTGCTACCATCGGCGACCTATACACAAATCGAGTAGCAGCCCTTGATTGGAGCGACAAACTGATTGACATAGATAATGGCCCAACGGAACGCTCTATTTCCTTCAACAACCTCGCAAAAAGGAATTGGTGTAGGTATGCGGAAGATGACAGCGTGCAATCAAACTACGATGCTTATATAAGGTCTAATGGTGTCGATATTGAGGAAGAAAACGACTTAATAGAACTCGACTTTGCTCCAACCCAAAGTGTAAACACTGAGGATATTATAGAGTGTTGGAAGACTGATGATGCCGGCAATGTAGAGTGGAATGAGGTGACCCCTCGCATTCTCCACCTCGCATATAGTAAAAAGGACGAAAAGAAGATTGTAACTTTTTCAGGCTTAGACTGGCGTACTATTCTCAATAACCGATATGCTAATTATCAGAATATCGTAGAGTACCCGAAAACAATAAAAGCAAGTGTACAACTATCACTCTATGACATATTGCAGTTGGATATGAGAGTACCAGTCTACTCTAAACAGTGGGGACATTACTACGCAATTACCAAACTGACTACCAAGGAGAATGGTGTTGCTGATGTTGAGCTGTTGCAATTAGGTAAGGCAACAATATACAGCACATTCGGTGGAACGAGTGGCGAAGAGGTAGAGCAATATGAACTTGTCGCTATACCCCTTGGCAATGGTAGTTATTACATAGACCTAAAAGGCAAAACTACCGAAACAATTGAGAGCCTTATCGCAAACAACGATTATCATCTTGCCCTCATTCGATATGGTTACGCTCGAAGAGGAAGGAAAGGAAAGAAAATCGATAGGTTATATGGTGAGATAGGTACACATACCGCATATACCACCCAGTACAAAAAGTATCGAGGCGGTGAGCGTTTCCGCATAATTGGACACGATATATTGAAACGGGTAACTCGTGTAGGCACAAGTACAACACCGCTTAATGATTACCTGACAGGTACGACAAAACAACTCGATGCTTACGCAAATTCAACTCTGATTTTTGAGTTTGGTGATACCGTTGTGTTGCCACCGATGAAGACTCACAAGAAGATTGTTTCTCGCAATGGGCATATATGCAACACCTCTGCACGAGGTATGGCTGACTTATATGTAGGGTTGATTAAACGCTACAAAGAAGGAGATCCAGACGAGTTTAATTTGAGGAGTTACGGTTGGACTTGTGTATCGAACTTGTTACAAGTGCGAGGATTGCACAGCGACCACCTCGGTTGGTGGGAGTTTGAAGAGTCGAACATTAAAGGGGTGGAGGATATATAAAAAGAATTGCATAGCGCCTAGCTAAAAGCCCGCACGGACCCACCCATATAACGACACCACAAAGGTAGTGTAAAAATGGGAATATGGTACAATGGAAAATGGGGCAAATGGAGAATGCCTAAAAATTGCCGATGAAAGGAGTCGTGATGAAATAGTTGAATTTCATCTTTGGACCACCAATGCGTTTTTTCTCCTTACGCTTTCTCTCCTCAAAAGCGGCCAACTCTTCGGGCGATATACGGATAGGCTTAATCAACCTTACAACGAAGGCTATTAAGCTACCACCACCTATAAGGGTTGCAAGAATGCCGAATATAATTTGCCCTACCATAATGAGAATAGTTGCATTGTGTGATACAAAAATAATACAAATTCATTAAAAAACAAAATAATATGGCAGAAAAAAAGGTGTTGCTTGATGTCGATATTAAAATGACGCAAGCGATAAAGGATTTGGGCGAACTTCGTATGAAGATGGACGAGTTGCGCCAAGCCCAAAAAGAGTGCGATAGAAGTACAGCAGATGGTAATGCCGAGTACTCCCGATTGAGCATTGCGTTAGGTATTGCCAAGAAGGAGTATGCCGCATTAGAAAAACAAGTATCGCAGACTATTCGCATCGACCAAATGAAGGAGGGAGCATTGGAGGCTCAAAGGTTGGAACTTTCCAATCTCAATGCGGAGTATGCGAAGATGAGTAAGGCGGAGCGTGAGTCTGCTGATGGAATGAAACTCCAACAGAAAATCAAGGCTCTCTCTGATGAGATACGAGGCAATGAAGAGTCTCTGGGCGATTGGCGTAGAAATGTAGGACATTACGAGAAAGCAGTAAACGCACTCAAAGGCGAGCTGGCCGATTTGCTCAAAACTTTACAGAGTGTCAAACAAGGCGGTAATGCATTAGCAAGCACCACCAGCTCTTTATCTGCACAAGCCAAGAACTTGGAGTCGCAAATTTCCGAAATGGAATTAGCGATACATAGTACTGGTGATGCGAGTGAGGAAGAAACAAAACTAATGGTTTCTAATCTTGAAGAGCTAAAACAGCAACTCGGCCAAGTTTATGGCTCATTAGAAGAGTTAGGTGAATCACAGAGTCTTGACGGCTTTGCTCAGTCTGTGTCAGCAGTAACCGGTACCGTAGGACTTTTTACATCAACACTGTCTATGAACGACAAAGTGGGTGCCGAATATGCTAAAACAATGCAAACTTTACAGAAAGTTGCCACCGCATTAGGCTCTGTTCAGATGTTGTTAACTGCGACTCAACAAAAGGGGGCATTAGCACAAGCAGCAATGAATGTTTTACAAAAGGTAGGATATTCTCAAACAGCTCATCAAATTAAGGCGGAAACAGCCCTACTCGCATTGAAGAGCAAAGGTAATATCCTCACCAAAGCAGGTACTGCAATTCAGTGGGCGTGGAATGCGGCTTTGGCAGCTAACCCAGTAATGTTTATTGTGGTAGCCATTGCTGCACTTGTCGCTGGTGTAGCTGCCCTCTACTCCGCTCTAAACGATACTGCAATGGAAAAGGCAGAAAAGGCACAAGCTGACTACGAGCGTCAAGTGCGCAAAACCACCTCTGCTCTTGATGCTCTCACCCTCAAAGAGATGGAGCGTAATACTAAATTGACGCAACAGTATAACGCTGAACTCCAAGAGATGATGAAGAACGGAGCGAGCAAAGAAGAACTCGCCAAAAAGGAGGAAGAAATCCGGGTTGCGATGTTGGAAAGTGAGTGTGAGGCTATTAAGGAACGCTCGAAAGTTGAGGATAAGGCGGTGCAAGATGCTGTTGCCTACCATCAAAAACTTGTCAAAGGTATAGAAAAGGCAAGGCGTGAGGCAAGGGGCTGGTTTACATTCGACCAAAAGCAGTTTGATGAGTATATGGCGAAAGTCTATGAGGCAGAAAAGGCTGTTGTTGATGCAAAACAAACGAGTGCCCAAACCCAACAAGATTACTCCAACAAAACCACCGAGATAGTTCGTGCCAACTACGACAAACAAAAGGAGGCTGCGGAAAGAGCATATCAGGCAAAGCAAGAGTATTACTCTCGTTTCCTTGCGTGGAAACAAGCGAAACTCAATTTGCAGTACAAATGGTACTATGACTCCACGAAAACGGAGTTGGAAAATGAGGCGGAGAAGTTCAAGAAGGAACAAGAACTTGCGGCTGCATTATATCAGGCTCAACTGACAATAGAGCAGAAGAAACTCAAATTGCAGTTGTCCAATGGCAAGATTACCAAGAAAGCCTATGAGGAGCAATTGGCTGTACTCAATCAGCAGACTAATGATTTTCTCCTAAATCAACTCAATGCGTTAGATGAGTTCAATCGCAAGACGCTCAACAGCATAATCTCAATGGCTGGTGGCAAGAAGTTAGACGACCAGATAAAAGATATTGAGGCAAAGTACAAGTATGCTGCGGAGGTAATTAAAAATGATACCACTCTCTCTGCTGATGAAAAGGCATACTACGAGTTGATGTTGGCCGATAAGTGTGCCAAAGAGATTGCATCTGTCCGTCAAGCACAAAATGACAATGCCAATAAGAATATCTTGCAAGGGTTAGAGGATACTTACAAAGATGATGTTCGCAAATTCTCTGCAAGTGCTGAAACCAAACTTGGCTATGAGATTGAGTACCAAAGGGAACTCATCAGAAAACGCAAGGAGGCAGGGCTGATGACATACGAAGAGGAGGTGCGACTTGCTCAACTCGAATATGAGTTGCGTAGTGCTACGCTCAACAAGGAGTTGCAGTTGAATTGGAAGAATGCCAACGAGCAATTCAAAATCCGCAAAAAGTTCCTTGAAGATGAACTTGCACTCGAAAATCTTACAGCCGAGCAGAGAGCCGCACTCGAACAGGAACTTGCTCAACTTCAAGCCGAGTACAATGCTCAAAGAATAGCAGATGTAGAGAACTATGCCAATCAAGTAATGGAGATTGCCGGTGCTCTTAACGATGTGTTGTGTGCCTTTGAAGATCGGAAGTTGCAAAAGGCAGAGGAAAATCACTCGAAAGAGAAAGCCGACCTTGACGAGCAACTTGCCGCAGGTACTATCTCTCAAAAGAAATATAACAAAGAGGTTGCTAAACTCGACAAGGATTTAGATGAGAAGAAAGCCGAAATCGCACGCAAACAAGCCATTCGAGAGAAGGTAATGGGAGCAGTGCAGATTGGTATCAACACCGCAATGGCAATTATGAAGATTTGGGCAGAAGTGCCGAAATTTGACTTTGGTGTTTCTACGGGCATTCTCACAGGTCTCGTTACTGCTCTCGGTGCTGCACAATTAGCGGCAGTGTTGGCTACCCCTATACCAACAGCTCGCAAGGGTGGTAAAATTCAGGGAGCCACACACGAGCAGGGTGGTGTTCTCGTCAATACCGAAGACCAAGAGCGTATCATTTCGTCAAATCCAGCCAAGGCGTTCCCTGAACTTCTTAACCTTATATCCTACATTGGCAAACACGCCAATATGCCAAATACTGGATATTCGGTAAGGTCGTTTGCTAACGCCGTAGGAGGTAATAGACTCGATAGTAATATCGACTATGATATGTTGGCCAACAAGTTCGGTATATCCGTAGGCGAGGCAATAAAGGGATTGCAGATCTATCTTTCTTTGCAGGAGTTCAAAAACGCACAAGACGAACAAATGCGTATAGAGGAGTCATCGAAAATGTAAATGAAACTCTACGACCTTGCCATATCAGTTCCGGAGGACCTGCGAGAGAAGATGATACAAGCAGGTATCTTCTCCAAGTCGATTGGGCGATACATCTACATTTATGAGATGTACACCCAGTTGACGGGGAACGGTATGCCTAAAATGGACGCTTATATGGCAGTGTCGGCAAAGTGTTTCACTTGTGAGGAGAATGTCCGCAAAATCATTCAAAAGATGAGTGCTGAGGTTTAGTGGTAAAAAAGTTTACCAACAGCGAGAGATATTCCCATCTAAATTTGCATTACAAAACAATACGAAAGACTATGATTGAGGTAAAACTACATAAACCAATAGCCCACAAGGACAACTGGTGGTATTACTCGTGGGACGATGAGGAGGGAGTGTTCTCACTCGACTTCGTTCAGTCGTTGTTTGAAAACAATCCCGATGAAAAAGATTTCAAGTTCAATATCCACTGCAACGGTGGCGAGGTGGAGGAAGGCTTGGCAATCTACGATTGTTTGCGCACGAGTGGCAAAAATATCTATATGAACATTGAGGGGGCTTGCCATTCTATGGCAGTGTGTATGTTGCTTGCAGCACCAAAGGAAAACCGCACCGCAAATCCGAATTGTCGTGCTCTTATCCACAAGGTGTGGACATCGTATGCCGGTGGCACTCCTGATGACTTGGAGGCGCAAGCAGAAGATTTGCGAAATCTGCAAAACAAAATTCTCGACATCTACGCAGACCGCACCGACCTTCCTCGTGAGGAATTGGAGACGATTATGGCAGAGGAGAAGACACGCTCTGCGGAAGACTTGCTTAACTGGGGCTTTATAGGCAAAATCAACAGTTATAATACAAATTTCAAACCATTAAACAAAAGCAGTATGGCAAAAAACAAAACATTGAAGGAGAGAGTTTCGAACTTCGTGAACGAGGTGCAGAAATTTCTCGGCACTGCCCTTAACTACGAGTTCGTAGGCGAGGACGGCGAGGTGTTGTTCTCGACAGAGGCGGAGGACGACAAGTTGGAGGAAGGTATGGCTGCTACACCTGATGGCACATTCGAGTTGCCTGATGGTCGCAAAGTAACCATTGCCGATGGTGTTATCACCGAGATTGAGGAGCCACAGAGTGACCCTGCAACCGAGGATAACAAAACCGAGGAGGAGTTGCGAGCAGAGAACGAACAGCTCCGTGCAAAGTTGACAGAGGCAACAAATCTGCTCAACGAGGCAAAGAAGAGTATCAAGAGCGACTATGTTCCCGGTACTCGTGTAGGTGGTGCTACGCAGAAGAACGCCAAAAGTATGACTGCGGAGGAGCGTAGAGCCGCAATCAAAGAGAAGTTGAACCATAAAAAGTAGTAGACTATGGCAAAGTTGGATTTATCAAAATTTTCGTTTGGCGTAGAGGAGATCCGAGACATCAACACTTTGGTGTTTGATGCATTGTTGGAGGCTCCCGAGTTGGGTGCCATTCACAACATCTTCACCGGTATTCGTGCCAACAAGGAGATTGGTTTCATTACAGAGGGCGGTTTGGTAGGTAAGAAAGGTCAGGGTTGCGACCCCGTACCTCACGACTTCCAGATTGGTACTCGCAAGGTTACTTGGAACCCAGTACCTTGGGAGGTATTCATCAAGGAGTGTGCAAAAGACCTCGACCAGACAGCAGCATTGTACTGTCGTAACACCGGTACCAACATTCACAACCTTGAAAACACTGACTATATGGCTATTGTTGTCGAGGTGCTCTCAAAGGCTGTCAAGAAGTTCTTTATCCGTATTCTTTGGTTTGGCGATGTCGATGCTGCTAATGTGGCAGATGGCGGTCTGATTACCAACGGTGTGGATGTCGAGTACTTCGATTTGCTTGATGGTTACTTCAAGCAGTTGCAGGTAGCGGTAACCGCAAAGAGCGAGTTATTGGTGACCATTGCACAGAACAACCAAGCCACAAAGAAAGAACAGATGGAACTTTCAGGAGATGAAGCAAATGCAATCCTCGAAAAGATGTATTTTGCTGCTCCTATCCCAATGCGTTCATCGGGTAAGATGCGTTTCCTTGTCACTCAGTCGGTTGCTGATGCATACACAAAGTATTTGCTGGGCAAGAACTTGGAGAGCACCTACAAGAATACCGTAGATGGTCTTTCGGCGTTGTATTTACAGGGTATCGAGGTAATCCCTATGCCTATCTGGGACGAGATGATACAGTCGTATCAAGACAAGGGTGCAACCTTCTACAAACCTCACCGTGCTGTACTCATCGAGCAGGCTAACCTCGGCGTAGGTCTTCCTACCGAGGAGGAGTTAGAGAATGTAGATGTGTGGTACGACAAGACCGACCGCAACAACTATATGTTGGCGGCTGGTGAGATTGATGCAAAGTTGCTCAACGACACTCGTCTCGTGTATGCCCAGTAACTCTTTCGTAGCAGGGAGGGCAGGGGTAACACCCTGCCTAAACTGCAAAGTTTAACGATTAAACACAAGTAACTATGACAAATTGTAGCAAGATTACAAAGAACCTCGCACTTGCCGCTTGTGCAAACAGCGTAGCAGGTTTGCGTCCTCGTATGGTGCTCATCAACTTTGATGACATCGACAGAACGGAGAAACCTGTTGCTGGCATTTTGGAGGACATTACTCTTAAAAGTGCCGATGTAACGGGTTTGCTGTGGGAGTTTATTGATAACTCATTGGAGGCAGACTGCACCCTTAACAAAGGTACTTACCGCAACACTTTCGTTCATAAGGTTGCAGGTAAGGCTCTCTTGAAGACTCAGGAGGTTAAAGACGAGATTAACAACCTCGCTCACAGCCGAGTTGTGGCAGTTGTAGAGAATAAGGACAACAATAGCGAGGAGACTCGTTTTGAGGTTTATGGCTATGAGAATGGCTTGCGTATGGCAGACCTTCAATCGCCTACAACCGATGCGGACGGTGTTCACTATTCATTCTCGTTGCAGTCAGAGGACAATGCACGAGAGAGTGAGTTGCCTTTGTCCTTCTACGCAGGTACCGCAGAGGCTACCGAGGCGGCATTTAAGGCACTATCAAAGGCGTAACCTATGGGAGTGTTAGAAACTTTCCGTGAACGATACTCCTCCTTAAAGTACTCGGAGGTGAAAGCCCGGATACAAACGGAGGAGTCGTTTCGGCAAGAGATAGAGAGCATCTATGTGGCAACGACACATCGCAAACTCAACAAAGGTTGTAATGATTGTTGGCTCGATGCTTTTATCCTCTTGACAAGAACAGACATTAACAAATTAGAGAGTATGGGAACACGACAATTTGAACTCAAAACAGGTGCTTTGCTTATCGATGTAGAGTGTGGCGATAATGCAAAATTGGTATCACATCACAATCTTACAGACGAGTTGGCATTGTACCACCTCGCTACCAATCCAAAGTGCATCAAGAAGTTTGCCAAGTACCCCGAGAACTACGAGCAGTTGGTTGCGGAGTACATCGCAGGGCAGGACAACAAGCCTACCGATGGCGAAGAGAATGAGATGCGTGAGGCATTGGAGAAAGCCGTATCAAAGGCAAAAGCAACACTCACTACTGCGAAGAAGAATTTGAGCAAGGTGCAGAAGGGCACCGATGCAAACAAAATCGCCAAAGCCGAGGAGCGTGTGGCAACCGCCGAAGAGGTGTTGGCAGCCGCAGAGAAGGCGTTGGAGGATTTCGAGGTAGAGCAGGGCTTTGCCGAGGGAGACTCTGGTAAAAGTGATGACAACAAGCCTACCGATGGCGAGGGGTCACGAGAGTAATTCATTCAGTACTGCGTGGCTATCAGGTAGGTAACCACGCAGTTATTTTTTAATACGATATGAAAGCAAGCGTACTAAATACGGAACAACGAATAGAGTCTGCAAACAATCAGAGTTATGGTATTCAGACTTATGGAGAGCAGAACGACTATCCCCAGCGTTTAGCGGAGATTGTGTCGGCGTCACGCACTGGTAACAAGTGTGTCAATATATACCAAAAGTTTATTGCTGGTCGTGGCTTTAATTGTCCTGCATTTAACGACTGTATTGTCAATTCCAAAATGCAGACCGTTTCGGCTTTGTTACAGCTCGTTGCAGATGACCTTGCTCACTATGGAGGTTTTGCCTTACATATAAACTATAACGCTTTGTATGAGATTACGAGCGTGCATCATATACCTTTTGAGTGGTTGCGATTTGAAAAGCTCGATGAGAACTTCAAATTTGACAAGTTGAAGATGCACCCCGATTGGGGCAAGAGGTATTCCCGATTAAGAAAATTCAATGCAAAAGATATAGAAATCTTCGGCTTTTTCAACCCTAACCCTGAGCAGATACAAAAGGAGGTAGATGCAGCAGGTGGTTGGAATGGTTATAAGGGACAGATACTCTACTATTCGAGGAGTGGCGACAAAGTATATCCCACCCCAATATATGAGGCTGTGGTTACAGATATGAGCGTGGAGGAGGGTTTGTCCAACATATCATATCGTAATGTGCGACACAACTTCCTCCCTGCTGGTATACTTGTCGATTACGATAATACCAACAACAGCGAAGACCAAGAAGCGGAGACCAAAGCCGAGTTGGAGAAGTTCCAAGGTGATGTGAATGCCGGGCAGATAATGTATGTTCAGGTAGAAAATCAAGAGAAAGCCCCAGAATTCATTCCATTCCAAGGTAAGAACTACGATAAGGAATTTACGGAGACGGAAGACAAAACTCCGCAGACTATTGGTGGTGCATTCTTGCAACCGCCTATTCTCCGAGCCGAAGATGTTGGAGCAGGTTTTGGTGCAGACTTGATGCAGAATGCATATCACTTCTACAATACAATCACCGAGGACGAACGAAAGGTCATATCGGAACAGTTCAAGAAGATTTTTGATTTGTGGCATAATAAGGCAGTGATTGCAGAGAACGACTATCATATATTGCCAAAGATTTACGAAGTAAATGCCACACTTGCCGAGCGTTTGGGTCCAAACATCGACAAGGTTTTGGAAATAGTCCTTGACAAGACCATTGACTATGCAAAGAAGGCATCTATCCTTCGTGTCCTCTATGGTATAAGTGATGACAAATTACACGAACTATTAAACAAAGCAGAACAATGATTGTCAATGTAGATTTTATTCGGAAATTTCGCAATATCGCCCAAAATATAGACGAAGAGAGGGTAAATGTGTATATCCGAGAGGCTGAAACTCTCGACATAGAGCCTATGATTGGTGCAGAACTCCGCCGAAAGTTCGACAACCTTGGGGAGATTGCTGTTGATGACAATGGTAAACCTCTGCAAGATGAAGATGGTAATTCTATTATGCTCGGCTATGAGGGAGATTTGCCAACCGAAGAGCATACTTTGCTCAATGGGGGCTATTATACTGATGCATCGGGGCAATTATGTCGTATTGAAGGTGTAAAAGTCGCTCTTGCTTACCTCGCATACGCTCGATTTGTACGAAATCACGATGTAAATGTTTCTCCATACGGTGTAGTTACCAAGTATGGTCAAGAAAGTACACCTGTGGAGGCACGAACCATCTCCGCTGTATCAAACGATGCATATAAAATTGGTATGGAACACCTCGATAGTTGTGTGAGATATTGGAAATATGTCAGCAACAAGAGTATGCCAGCCAAGAAGAAACACAGATTTCTCGCAATTGGAAAGTAAACCTTAAAATTAACACACTATGAACGAACTATTTATGGATACGGGCAATATGATATCTATTGTCGTGATTGCGTGCCTAATCGTTTTGGGCGCAATGATTATCGACCTTATTAGTGGCTTGCAGAAAGCACGACAGAGGGGCGAATTTAGAAGTAGTTGGGGGTTAAAACGCACCCTTACCAAGTTTATAACTTATGAGGGCGGTATGCTTATCGCAGCCGGTGTGGACTTGTTGATGCATTTCTGCCACTTTATGGAACTATTCCACCTCTCAACTCTTGCAGGAGTGCCGATTGTTACTTGTATTCTCGGCATATTCTTACTCGTTGTCGAGTTCATCAGTGTCAAGGAGAAGGCGGACCAAAAAACCAAAACCGAGTTCGCTCGTGTAGGAGAGATAGCATCTAATATGGTTAATAAAGAGGAGTTGGTGGAGGCTTTGACAAAAGCCATTATCAATGCTCGCAAAGACAAGGAGTAGTTATGTTGCGTATATTACTAAACGGCGGACACGGCAATAACACTCCGGGCAAGCGTAGCCCAGAGTGGGCTGATGGCACACAACTCCTCGAATATGAGTGTAACAGAGATACGGTGCGCAGAGTGGCTCTTAAACTTGACCGAGAGGGCATTCCGTACCACATTATCACTCCCGAGGAGTTTGATGTGCCACTTGCTACGAGGGCCAACAGAGTGAACGCATTGTGTCATAAGTACGGTAGAAATAATTGTTTGCTCCTCTCCGTACACTCCAACGCAAGCAAAAATCACAATGCCTCGGGTATAGAGGTTTACACGAGTAAGGGTGTAACGGAGTCTGATGAGTATGCGGAGATTTTCTATGAGCAATCTTTGGAACATTGTCCAGATGCTCGAAAGCGTTGCGATATGAGCGATGGCGACCACGACAAGGAAGAGGCTTTTTATATGCTCCGCAAAACATTGTGCCCTGCTGTACTCATAGAGAGTTACTTTTTCGATTATGAGCCAGATTGTCGTATCCTGATGAGCGAGGAGGGCAGAGAGCAAATTGCAGAATGGTACTTCGAGTCCATAAAGAAATGTATAGAATTGTATAACCAAAAACATCAAAACAAATGAAAACACTAATTTTACGACTGCTCAAATCGGTGCAGTTTTGGCTCATTGTAGCCCTTGTAATCTCAATCGGTATCATCGCCCTACTCTCGCATCAAAACAGCGAGAAACGAGAGGAAATTGACCGTTTGGAGAGTAATCAAACATCGCTGTTGGCTGATGTCGAGTATTACACCGCAGAGAACGGGGAGTTGGTAGCATCTATCAACGCCCTATCTCTGCGTAAAGCGGAGTTGGAAAATCTTATGCCGCAGTATGAGCGAGAAATCAAAAATCTTCGGTTGAAGGTGTCAGACCTCGAAAGTATGGCTCATATTAGCACGGAAACAAAAATTGAAGTAACCGCACCCATAATCGAGGAGCCCATAAAGATAGATAGTATCACCACACCATCAAAACCTATAATTTTTGAGCGAGCATTCCATTTTACTGATGAGTGGGTTACACTTGACGGAGTAGTAAAAGAGGACACCGTAGATGTCGATATTAAGGTTGTCGATAGTTTGACCATAGTAGCATATCGTAAGCCAAAGAAATGCCTATTTAAGCGTAAAGGCAAGATTGTCCGTTACGATGTGGTGAGTGCAAATCCTCACACCAAGATTAACAAAGTCGGTTACATTGAACTAATGGAGTAGTTATGAGCGAGCAATCAAAGAAAGTTTTTGCAGATGATTTTGAGCGTATCGCCAAAGTCAAGAGCAATGATAAAATACTGATATGGGATAGTGAGTCGGGAACGGTTATGTATGCCACTCCCGGACAAATCAACGCTATGCTCGGAGAATTGGCAGACCACGCACAAAGGGCGGAAACTGCGGCATCAAGTGCGGCAACTTCGGCTCAAAGTGCAAGCAGCTCTGCTACGATTGCGAATAGTGCAAAGAGTGCTGCACAATCAAGTGCAGACCAGGCAGAGTTAGCATACGAAGAGTTACCCGATACCGAAGATATTACTTCGGAGGCAGTGGCGGCCAACAATGCCCGATTGAGGGCAATTGCCAAATTTATTGCCAAGTTGCTCCCTCTTGCAGACCTCGAAGATGTAAATGTGCGTGGAGCCTTCAACATCTATGGACCCACTAATCTCATTTTGTCCGGAGAAGGAGCACCAACTGAGGCACCCGAGTTTGTGGGTCAGACCTACATAGATACAGTGGGCAAAGTGAAGTACACAGCGTTTGGAAACAACGCTGTATCGGATTGGAAATCTTAAATTATAGGAGATATGACACAAGAGAAGATAAATCAAAAGGAGAGTGAGATTTTAGAGTGCCAAGCCTACCTTGATAGCACCGATTGGCAACTCATTGCACAAATGGAACGCCAGCGAGAGATACCCGAAGAGGTAAGGGCGAAACGCATCGAGGCGGTAGAACGCATCAACACTCTCCAAGGAGAGGTGGTGGAGTTGAGAGAGCAACTTGCCAAAGAACAGGAGGTTGAACGACTAAACATTGAGCATTATGCAGAGCATTAACAAATACACAACAAACGAGGAATACACAGCAGATGCGAGCCGTAGAAAGGCTCTCAAAGCGAGTACAATATCTCTTATCGAGAGCACAGGCGAGTGTAAGATTGAAGGCTACGGAGTGTTCGTAGAGAAGATTTTTGCCAAGTTCGGTGATGTCGTGGTTTATGATGCTACGCACGGTGTTCGCTTTATCGACCACGCCTCACTCCCTGCCACTGCAAGTGAAACGACCACTATGCTAAATGCGATGGGTGTAACCGCTGTGGGAGTTGTTTTTGACAACGATGGTAGCAAAGTGTATGTAATGGCAGCCAAAGCACAATCTGCTCGCTGGGCGGAGGGCTTTATTGTCTATGTTCACGGAGTATCGACATCGGGAGGCGGTTTTACCCTCACATATAACGATGTGGTAGTACCAATCACCTACACCTCGGGAACACTTGCGGAGATTGCCACTCAAATTAAGGCGGCTCTCGATGCGTGCTCTTTGGGTGCTCACTGGGTTGTGTCGGTTGATGGCAACGACATCTCTATTGCTTGGCATTGGTACACTCCTCACATTAACAGTGTAGCCATTAGCGGTGCCAAGAAGGGCGAAACAATTACGCAAGTAACCCCTATGGATTATCAGACGACCCTGGTCGCTGATGTTATTGGCGAAGAGTACCCGGCCTTGTATGTTCAGCGAAAAAATGGCTATCTGTGTGGTTACGCAGGTTGCCATCATAAGCGTTTCTTGGAGTATTACCGAGAGAAAGGTGCGGAGGACAAGAAACAAGGTTTTTGGCATTGGGGAGTACTCCGAGAGAGTGTTTTCAATGAGGTGGACAATCCTACTGTTTATGCTCGCTACAACGGAGATTATGAGGCTTATATCCAAGACCAAATGATTAAGGACCCAACCCACAAGGGTGCTATGCTCGACAGAGAGTCCAAGCATAACACTGTTAGATTAGCAGGTGCAAAATACACCGACATTCACGGTGTGTCGAAACCTGTATATCCGGCTGCACACCTCTGCCATCAGTTTGACCCATTGTCTCTCGGCGAGAACAGCGGAACAAATATCGGTTTGCACGATTGGGTTTTGCCAAGTTTTGCTGTCCTTAAAAAGTTGATGGAGCAGACTGAAATCGGCGGAACTGACGCCCTTAATCAAACACTTTCAAAGTTGAGCGGAGGTCATTGTCGCCCTGAGAGTTCCTATATTTGGTCGTCTTCGCAGTATAGTGCCGCTGGTAGTTGGTATTACTACGCCTATGGCT